GGGTACAAGACCTTTTTTGGTCTTGTACTCACCTTTGTGTAATTGTGTTAAGTTGTCTCATGTCTAGCTGCAGTATTAATCTGTATGCTATTGAACATGTTTCGACTTTTCATTATTATTCTTTTTTGACTCGTTTTTTCAGCGAGTTCCCCTTCGGGGGCAAAAATAATTGAATTCCGACCTATTTTAGGTCCACTGCTGATTGCATTAGTGAATAACACTTTCACTTTTGCATTTCAGCAACCTACTAAATATTACAAGAACGGTAGATCCTCAGCCGGAGAATCCGTCCCTTAGTTAGTAAGGAATTCCACGGCACTCACGTGCCGCACCAATCAGAATTATATTAGTAAAATATATATTATGATTAGAACGTTTACCAGAATGTATCGCCAGGAGGACGCTAACTCCCTTTTGCGATTAACATACTTAGTAGTTTCATCACTTAGATTTAAGCAATATGTAAGCCTTATTATCTAATATAATTAATGAACTGTATCCCTTTTTTGGCGCATTTTTTATGGCCGCTCGCGTAGTAATCGCGCTATAGCGGCAACACCTACCTATTTCATTAAGGTATATTTAACCTCTACGATTAATTTCTATGTTGATATACAATCCACACTTATTTGTTATAGCCATTATGTTGCTGTGAGCCTCTATAAATTTGTGGTTAGATAAACACTAATCGACAAAGTATATAATTTGAAAATTTATTTTCTCAGACGCTTTTTTCTTGTTTAGCATGAAAAACAAGATCGACGCGCCCCAGTTTAAACCCTTGGGCCACCTTGTGCGTGGCACACATCTTCGTTTAAAGGATGTAAAATTTTGGGCACCATGACAGTTTCCCTGGGATCAAAACGAAAAGATTACAGCTGTCGCGCCGCGTTTGTGGAAGAACGCAATACCGGTTTGGCCTCCGATGAAAAAAGAATCTGCTTGCCCCAAGCAGAGGAACAGAGTTACGAAAGTGACTCAACTATGTCTTATGATATATGCAATTGTTGCAACCGTGATGACGGTCGCTGCATGTGTGTGGAATTGGACATTGAAATGGACTCGCACGATTGGTGCTCTTATTGTTATTTCACAACAGCCATAACAAGCTGCTCTGTGTGTGAAGAAGAGTATTGTGAGTGCCCCCATACATCACCGCAACATGTGTGTCATTATATGTGCGAAAGAAATTTCGCATATTGTCACTCATGCTCGCCTCGCGGTATAATATGTGTTGGTCATGATCCAGACTCAGAATTGGAATATTCTGATGAAGAGGATGATGATAGCGAACACGATCAGGAAGAGGACATTCTTCCACATGCAGGCATTGATCCCCCTGCAGAGAAACCTATTGATCCGCTCGATGAGCATGATCAAACGCTTGACCTTCTTAAAACCATCGGTAAGATAGATGGTTTGGATACAGCGGATGAATGGATTTCCACATTAGAGGGCTTGGTGATACTGATGTTACAAACAGTACGCGCCAATTCTCCCATCGATTTGTGTTTAGCACTGTTGGCTTACATAAAATCGAACACCACGAGGAGCCTGATTGGCTTTATCCTCGAGAAATTACCTGAAGTAGGCGAAGAAATGGTTGAACCACATGCTTGGTCTGCTGCAGATTGCAAGCAAAAATGGCAAATGTTGCGAACTAATGCCATTTTTCCACGAGTTGGTTATTTGATTTCTGCCGCACTGTCGCTCACAGTGTGCAAAGTCAATGGAGTTGAATGGACTATGGCAGGCTTTGAAATTTTTTCTTTGCCTGCTGTTGATAAACAACTCAGTGCTCTCTCGATGATGGATGCTTTTGTTGATGTTTTTGAATGGTGTGCAACCACGGGATACAAAGTAATTGAGCAAAAATCTTTAAATCCAATCTTCTATACCGATAACAGGATGGAAGAATATAATGAATGGTATCTGCATGCAGTTTCGCATGCCGATTCGATATTGAACGGAAATAGTGGAGATGTTTGTGAATTTGAAGGCAAAGTTGATGCCTTGATTGTCATGACTGAACACTTTCGTAAACTTAAAGCCAATGTATCATTGAATCTTTGGCTTCAAGAACGATATAGTGTTCTAATTTCTTTAAAAGAACGTATAATATCGAAGCAGAGAAATACTGCTATTCGTTTTCGCCCAGCTGGCTTTGGCTTGACTGGACCGTCTGGGGTGGGTAAATCCACCCTAGCAAAAATAGTGATGAAGGTTGCTTTGGAAGCGATGGGTTTTCCATATGACCCCAACAGAATAATCACAAAAGACATGTTTGATAAATATGATTCCACCATGACGTCTGACGTCTTGGGATTATTTATGGACGATGTTGGTAACGGCAAAGCTCAATTTGTTGTTACTAGTCCTACTGATGTAATCATTAAGTTTTTTAACAATATGGCCGCTACAGCCGTGAAGGCGGAATTGTCAGGGAAAGGTGTGATTTTCATCAATTTCAAAGTTGGTGTTTTAACTTCTAATCACAGGGATTACGGTGTGCATTTGTACACTGAGATCGTTGAAGCTTCTTTATCTCGTCTTATTCATACAAGGGTTGAAGTTAAGAAGAAGTACAGGAAACCCAATTCTGTCGCACTGAATCCTTCTCATCCCGATTTGCACAAAGCCAAACTTACCCACGATATTTGGAATCTGACCATTGAACAAAGTCAGTTGTATCCATCTTCACCGGTAAAGAACATTCACAAATTTGCACCAGTCTATGTTGTAGTGGACGGTGAAGAGATCAAATGTACCAATCTTGACCTTAAAACATATTTGAAATGCATTGTGCAATTATCTAAAGATCATAAGGCTGCCCAGTATGATGTGATTCGACGATCTAAGGAGTTTGATGAAGCTCCTAGCTGCCCCAAATGTCATTTGGTGGCAGATTTGTGCGATTGTCCAGTATGTGAAGTTCCGGAGTTGGAGATGACTGATGATGAAGAAGAAGGTGAAATTAAGCCTCATTCTTCTGAGCTTGTCAATGGTATAGTGACAGACATAGTCACTACTGCGACGCGAACATGGTTTGGAAATTTTTTCGGACCTTTTGCCACTTTAAAATGGTGGTTAGGAGTTCGTCCTGTAAACAAACTTACCACCAATTATCTTGCTGGAGAATTGTCTTCCGCTATGACAGAGGCAACCACACCTCTGTTTCTTGCTTTTACTCCTACTTGTGTGTATAACAGCATGCCTTTTAAGTATGTGAGATATAGATGGCAAAAATCTGCAGTACTTTATAACTTGCGACCCTGGATGAAGGGGGTTGCTTTTTTCGGCGTGGCGTCGTGTTCATTGGCTGCCTACAAGGACAGAAAAGACTGGTTTGCACTCAGTTTGTTGTCTACGAAGGGTATGTCACTCATATTATATGCACAGTATTGGGAACGATGTGAGGCGTATAAGAGAGAGTACATGGCGCGTACCGATGCCGTGTCGACGGCTGTTAAAAGTATTGAGGGATCGACAGTACGCAAAGGTGCAGCAGTGCTAGCGACGTTTATTATATCGCTGCGAGCTGCTAAAATGTGGATTGATAGCCATGTGGAACCAAATGCTTTGGTTACTGATCAAAGTCCAGGTTGGTTTGGTTTTATCAATAAAATGGGAGTGACAGTGGGCTCCCAAGACACTGTCAAGCATGCTTCCACTTCACAAGTGATCACTAAGATCACAAAAAACATCGTTATCATTGACTTTACCCGTCCAGATGGTAGTGCAACGCGATGTAATGGATTTTTCCCCCAGAAAGGAGTCATGTGGATACCGAAGCATGTGTTTTACACAGACTGCGATATGACTAAGGAACCACACAAGCATTTGAAAGCTAAAATAGTGCGAGGCAAAGGGCCTGGCTCTCAATTTGAGCAAACAATTGCAGCATCAATGTGCGTATTTACGGATATTGATTTGGTGGTGGTCAATGTCTCCAAATGCCCCGATTTGGGAACAACAACGGGATTTTTGCCAACAACGAAACCGGAAGGTTCGTGTATGGCGAAATTGGTTTTACGTAATACTGAATACGATGTCGTGGATGATAATATCAGTGTTAAGTTCGGCCAAATGTCTCACCGTTATGCCAGTTTTTATGGTGGGTCATACAATTCGGAACTCGCCAAGGTGGGCACTTGTATGGGCCCGATAGTGCAAGATGGAACTAAACCTGTTGTACTAGGTTTCCACATTGGTGGAACTAGTAGTGCATATGGTGTAATGGAAACAGTACTTTTGTCAGATCATTTGCGGTGGATGGAGCAATTGAAAAACATTAATGGTGTTTTTGTGGGATCTGAGCCCAGTCCGATGCCGGAGATGATCATGGATAGGGAGGTTATCACTGGACCTGTACATCCACATGCAGCTGCTTCTAGATTGCCAGATGAAGCTGCTGTTGTGGTTTTGGGTGCCACTAAATTGCGCACGAAACAGAAATCGTGCGTTGTCAAAAGCATTTTATCAGATGATGTAGCTGATGTTTTTGGTTTTGAAAACCAATGGGGTCCACCGAAATTGGAACCCAATTGGAAATGTTATAATGCTGTGTTGGAGCATTTGGCAAATCCAGGTGATACTTTTAAGCCAGATGAACTTGAAAGAGCTAGGCAAGATTGGATGGAGCCTCTTATGGAAAAAGTAGGTACTATTCCAGACATTCGCGTCTTGACGTTGCAGGAAGCGATTATGGGTATTAATGGTGAGAGATTCATTGATCCCATGGACATGTCAACAAGCATGTGCCATCCGTTGTTTGGTAAGAAACGATCACATTTTACGGATGTATGGCACAACGGCGAACTTGTTTCTCGAACTCCTAGCGAGCAAATCATGTTTGAGCTGGAGAGAGTTGAAGGTTGCTGGAAGCGCGGTAAGCGCGCTAATGTTGTTTGGTCTAGTAATCTGAAAGACGAACCCACTGTTCACACGAAGGAGAGTGTTCGTGTTTTTCAAGGTTCACCAGTGGTGTTGACTATTTTGATGCGTAAGTATTTTCTTAAGATAGTCCGTTTCTTGGGTCTGCATTCATTGGAGGCTGAATGTGCTGTTGGTGTTAATGCATTTGGAAAAGAGTGGGAAACGTTGATGGCCCATTCTGATAAGTACAGTAAAAATACTAATTTAGGCTGGGATTATTCTAAGTACGATGTAAGAATGAATTCCCAGTTGACAACCGCAGCATATTTGTCATTAATCGATTTGGCAAAAGCGCATGGATATAGTGCGACCGATTTGTATATAATGCAGATGATGTTGTATGATATTGTGCACCCCTTTTTAGACTTTAATGGGACGTTGATCCAAGTTTTTAACATGAACACGTCCGGTAATAGTCTGACAGTCATTATCAACAGTATTGTTGGTAGTTTTCTGGTTAGAATGGGTTTTTTCCACGTTTACCCGGAAAAGGAAAGATTTCGGGATTTCGTAGCAGCTTTGACGTACGGAGATGATTTTAAAGGAAGTGTTAAACCTGAGTGTGCAGGTTTTAATTTCGCGTCCTATCGCGATTTTCTTGCTCTGTTTGGTATGAAAATAACACACCCAAACAAGACTACTGAAGCTTTAGAGTTTTTGAGCAAGGATGAGCTTGATTTTCTCAAGCGTATGAGCAATTACATTCCTGAGATTCGCAGATCTATTGGAATGTTGAATGAGGAATCTATCCTCAAGCCGTTGCATGCGCATTTAAAGTCTACCAAGGCCACAATGCGCGAAGTGGCGTGCGATGCTGTTGAAAATGCATTGCACGAATGGTTTGCTCATGGAAGGGAAGTTTACGAGGACAGAAGAAGTAAACTTCAAGAGGTGTGTAGAAGAAATTCCTTGCCAGTTATGGCTTTGGAAACTGATTTTGACACACGAGTACTTTATTGGAAAGAGAAGTACGATTAATTGGAAAAATTATTTTATCCCTCTGTGCGCTCTCTGTGCACACTAAAACAAAAGAAACAATATTATTGGTTACCAGTATACATATTTCATGTTCTATTTATTTTATATTAGGCTTTGTATTGTTAAGCAAACCCCTCGTGGTTTACTCTTATTTAGGAGAGTGTTTCGCTAACACAACTTGAACATAAAACCTTGAACGGCCTGATCCGGTTACGTTCAATTGTACATTAATGGATTACACATTTTACATATTTTACATTTGTTGAAGGTTCAGTTTTATCCTCAGAAAAACTAGCGCTGGATAGCGCGATTTTCCCACATTCAGACGAAGTAGTGGGACAAGAAACAGTTGAGAACGTCGAAACTGTGGTGTTTCGGGATTTGGATCCCGGTGAACGCACAGGTATAGAAGCTCCTACAACTGTTTTAACTGAGGCACCAATGACAGGTGATATGTCATTGGAAAATTTTATGTCACGACCAATCAAAATTCGTGATGTAACTTGGCCAGCTGCAGGTGGCCTATACGATGCTTTTAATCCTTGGGAGTTATTCTTTACGAACAAGAGAGTGATTAACAGGATTGCTAATTTTAAGCTTATGCAATGTGATTTGCATGTTAAGTTGCTTATCAATGGTACCCCATTTCACTTTGGAGGTGCTATGATGAATTATTTGCCATTGCCCAATAATGACAATTATTCCAACATTTCAGATCCCGCAGATTCTTATCGAACTTTGTCGACTCAGAGACCAATGATTTTTATTAATCCGACGACAAGTTCTGGTGGCGAGATGACTTGCCCTTTCTTCTTTTACAAGAATGCCATGGATATTACCCGGCAGGATTGGACTAAGATGGGGATATGCACACTTGAAAGTTTCACACCATTGAAGCATGCAAATGATGCTGATGGTAATGTAGACATACAAGTGTTTGCGTGGGCTACCAATGTGCGTTTGGCAGTACCAACTCACGTTGATCCTACTTCTATTGTACCTCAGGCTGATGAGTACACTACTGGAAGTGGTCCCATTAGCAAGCCGGCCGGTATAATTGCAAATATAGCAGCCCGCTTGACGAAAGCACCTTGGATTGGGCCTTATGCACGTGCTACAGAGATAGGTGCAACGTCTGTTGCAGCTATAGCATCAGTTTTTGGGTATAGCAGACCTGTGCTGCTAGACTCTTCTGTTTATCGACCTATTTCTAAAGGGTCTATGGCAGTTACCAATATGCCCGACGACACAGCAAAGCTCACAGTTGATTGTAAGCAGGAGCTAACGATTGACAGTCGTACTGTGGGTTTGTCTGGTGGCGATGAATTGGACATTCATTACATTGCCAGCAGGCCTTCCTACTATTGCCAGTTTCAGTGGCAACGCACAGCTTCAGAGGAGGCGTTACTATGGAACTCGATTGTTAATCCGATGTTGTATAGAGACAATGCAGATAATAGTCAATGTCATACTGCAATGTCTTTTGCTACTTTACCTTTTAAGAAATGGAGGGGATCTATTCGTTTTCATTTCAAGGTTTTAGCTTCCGCTTTTCATCGTGGACGGATTGTAGTTACTTATGATCCCACTCGTACTCGACCTTTTGATAACAGTTTAGGTGAGTACAATACTGCGCACAACATGATTGTTGATTTAGCAGAAACAACAGAATTTGATTACGTTGTTGGGTGGGGACAAGCAACCACTTACCGTGATACGGGTGATATAACTAATGTAGAAGACGATCTTTTTAGTACAACACCTTTATTTTACGATTCTTCTATTGATAACTACGGTAACGGTACTGTTTCCGTTCGTGTAGCTAACAAACTTGTGACTCCTGATTCTACTATTAACAGTGATGTAACCATTTTGTGTTGGGTTTCTGCAGGAGATGATTTTGAATTGGCTATGCCAACAGGCGAAAATGTCAACAGATTGAGGGCTTCTGATGATGCCAAACCATTAGCATCAGAGGATATTGAACCTCAAGCTGAAGAGACAGCTATGGCGACCACTAGTTTGGTCGATGCCACGAATCACGTTCATTTTGGTGAAGTGGTTCGTAGTTTTAGACAGCTGTTGAAAAGATATACACGTCATGAAACTTATACATCTTTGTTTAATGATACCGCCCAATTTCGCAAGAGATTTCAACGTCCAGCATTGCCTTTCTATCCTGGTTTTTACTCACCGAATGCGTCCAATGTTCTTAGAAATGTGGGAGCGACCAATGAGTATGCGTACGGGAACACGCCTCTAATAACCTATATTACTTCCGCTTACATAGGTTGGCGTGGTTCTGTTCGTGTTTTGGTAGACACTCAGGCAGTAAATTGCTGTAAAACAACTGTTAGCCCTTTTGTCACTCGTTACACTAATTGTCAACCTTCCAATTTTTCCAATTCGGCTGGATCAAACCTGAATGCTGATTACCAAAGAGACGTCGTCTTCTATGATGACCTTACAGGTATGGAAGGTGGTGCAATTTTGTCACCAGATGTTAATCCTTTGTTGAGTTTTGAAGTGCCATATTACTCCGAGTATCGGTTTTCATTGGCACGCCAAGCACCTGGGTTTTCCGAAAATGGACCTTTTAACACGCCATGTTATAAGGTTTCTTTCAATACCAGTTCAGTATCAAACGAGGCATTTACTATGCCTATTTTCTATGCAGCGGGAGAAGATTTTACACCCTTCTTTTACATAGGCCCTCCTCCTTTTTGGACGGAGGGTATTCCGCCAGCTTAAACGTCCCTAGAGCCGGGGACACGGTACGACCATAGTGGTTGTATCGTTGACAGGTTCGAATTCACTACTTTTTAGTACGATTCGACTTGTCGGATCTTACCAGGAAAATTTAATTTACAATTATTTTCTTAAAATTTTTTATAGTGAGCTCAATTTATTAACCTGTCAGAC